TGGTGTAGTGCTGGGCGATGCCCGCACTGTTTAGCCTTGAACTCAATGCGAGTTCCGGCAGCGCGCCCCACAACGACAACTCGCCGTCGCTCAGTGCACGGTGGGCGGCGCCGGTCATCGGCAGCCCACCGAACACTTCGTGCACCAGGGTGATGGTGGCCAGGTCGCGCTCGCTCTTGGCCGCGTTGATGCGGCGGATCAAACGGTTGTGGTCGCCACTGGACCAACTGCGGCCGATGATCGCCTGCACGTCAAAGGTGTAGGGCTGGGCCTGCGGGCGCTGCTGGTACCAGGCCAGAATATTGGGGGTGAATCCCAGGGATTCGACCGCGTGGCTCAACGCCTTGGGTGTGCCGGCCTGGCGCTGGATTTGCCAGGACAGGGCGACCGTGAGGCGTTTTTCGGTTTCGCTGGCAGATGCATTCCATTCGCTGACGCCACGGTCCGCCGCCAGGTAAGGCAGGAACGGCGCGGGCGTTTGCAGCGGGTTCATCAACGCCGGGAATGGCGGGGCGACCCGTTCGAGCAGTCGGCCAAAGCCCAGGTCCAGCGCCTTCTCCAGCGGTGAGCTGTTGGCGGGCAACAGGCTGGGAGATTGTTCAGTCATAAGCTGCGCACCTCCACCTCGACACCCATGCAATACGGGGCCTGGAATGCCGTGGTGATAATCGGCGCCAGCGGTTCGAGAATCTCCAACTGCGCCGCCCCGGCGGTGTGGATGGTGTAGTCGATCCAGCTCGGGTCCACGCGCCCTTCCAGGCAGTGGCAGGATTCGGCATAGGTTTGCAGTAGCTGCTGGGCCGCCACTTGCGTCAGCCCCGAGTCGGGGCCGGCGTTGATCTTGGCCACCACGCGGATCTTGTACGGCACGATCTGCGCGCCCTGCACCGCCACCCAATCGGTTTCCGGACGTACATCGGGCCGGGCGAAATGACGCCGCACCCCTTCAAGCAAATCTGCCGACGGCGTGCCATTGCCGGTACGAGACAGCACGGTGACCATCACTTGCCCAGGTGCGGTGCGCCGGGCGTTGCCGTCCTTGACCTGGGCGGCATAGCCATCCGGGTCGAAGGTATAGCTGACGGTGACCACCCCCGCCGCAGTACCGTGGACTTTCACCACCGGCCGTTCGCCGAGGGTAAAGACCTCGCGCCGATACTGCATGCGCGAACCAGCGGCCGGCGCGTGGGGTGCCAGGTAGTAGCGCAGCCGGGCATCGTCATCGCTTTCGAGGGTCGGCGGCACCGGCGGGAACGCCGCCGGGTCGCCGGGGTCGAGCACCTGGCGCTCCAGGCCCATATCGGCCAGGCGCGCATCCAGGTTGCTGCCGTTGGCCCACCACGCCAGCATCTGCTGGATGCGCGCGTTGTACTTGCGCTCATGGGTTTGCAGGCGCACACAAAACGCCTCCAGGGCCAGGGTCAGCAACTCGCTTTCGTTGTCCAGGCTGACCTTGAGCTTGGCCGCGCTTTGCGGAGCGCGGGCGGCGACATAGTCGACGACAAACGCCTTGAACTGCGCCAGCAACGGCTCGAATTCGTCGACGGCGATCAAGTCGGGCGGCGCCAATTGGTTCTGCCCGGGGATCAACATGCTCATGTCACCACCTCGAAGGATTGCTTGCGGTTTTTCCAGGTCCCGGCAAACCGCAGCAACAGGCCAGCGCCCTGGCGATTGGCGACGATGACTTGCGGATCAAAATCGGCGATGCCGTTCTGTGGGTTGTAAAAAGCCTGGGCGGCGTGGCTTTGGGCGAGGATCAACAGGTCATCGCCCAGGTTCTGCCCCAACAATTGCGGGATCAGCGAACCGTACAGCGGGCGTTTCTGCCGTGTGCCCAAAGGTGTGGTCAGGGCCCGGGTGGCGCGCTGGACAAATTGCGGCCAGTCGTCCACCACGGCCCCGGTGTTTCTCTCTATTCCGATCATGGCAAATCCTTATGCCGTGCTGATAACTCGGCCCTGGTGGTCCACCACCGGGCCACTCAAGTGCACGCCGGACGCATCCAGCAGCAGGCCAACTGCACCGACCTGCACGCTGATGGTTGCGGCGGTCATGACCAAACGGGCGGCGCCCAGACTCATTTCCACCTGCTCGCGGGAGCCACTGAATGCCGTGGGGCCGTTGCTCCAATCCAGTACATGACCGGCGGCGTCGTAGGCGCTTTGCGTGCCGTCCGGGTAACGCCGGCTCGTCAGGCTGGCCACACTGGACAGCGGCGGGAAGCGATCGCTGTTGAGGCCAAACAACGCCACCGACTGCCCGCCGCCCTCGCCGCCACCGTAGTTGAGCAGCAGGCATTGCTCACCCACGGTGGGAATCCGCGTTTCCGTCTGCGCCCCGGCGCTGGGGTTGAAAAAGCGAATCGCCGGGGTCAGCAATTCGCCATGCCTGACCTTGCAGGTATTGCTGGCCGCGTCGACCTCCTGGCACACGCCGATCCGGCAAAAACTCTCGGCGCGCCGATAGAGGTCCTCAAGCTGGGTTTCCATCTGCGCCAGGCGCTCGACGATGGGCGCCAGTTGCAGGCGTAACAGTGCATCGAACATGGGCTACTCCTGCAATGGCCGGTATTGATCGGGGTCGTCGATATTCGACACCTCCCAGGTGCAGGCAAACAGCGGCTTGCCGATAGGGTCATCAAGCAGCGGCGGGCCGAGATAGAGGGTTTGGTTGAAGGACACGGTCCAACTGTCGTAGTGAGTGTCGGCCCCCACCAGGGTCAACGGCAGCGCAACGATATTGACGGGCACATCGCACTGGGCCGCCGGCAACTGCCAACGATTATCCAGCACCAGGTCCATCAGCCGGCTCGCCAGGTCACAGGCATCAAAGGGCTGCGCGCCCTGGGCGGACATGACCTTGAGCGAGATCGACAGCACATGAGCCTTGCGCCCCTCCAGGGAACGGACGCCCGGGCCATTACGCTCGATGGTGATTGCCACGCAGGGTTCATCCGCCGCCAGGATGCCCGGCGGGCTGCCCACCCGTAGCTCGGGAAACGCCGCACGCAGGGCCTGGCCGATGGCTATCGGCAGTTGTGAAGGTTTTTCAATGAGGGTCATGGTGTGGCTTCCTTGCAACGATCACTTTGAGTCCGGGGGCTGGTTGACCCCGATGCGCTTGGCGGCCCAGCGCTCATAAAGGCCGATAGCGACATCGGCGCCGGCCATGGCGGTCAAGCAACCCAGAGCACCGGCCGTCCAGATCGACATGCCGGCGGCGTACAACAGCATCAACGCCGATACCCCGCACACCATGCACGCCCCGGAACGCAGGGCCAGGCGGCGCACCAGTGACCAACCGCGGGCGCCCTCCTTGTCGGCGCGCCACATCTCCCCGGATACACCGCCAATCAGGGCCAGAATAATCACCAGCCAGATAGGCATTTCTGCCAACGCTTGCTGCTCGTTTGTCATGTCACGCCTCCTGGAATGCGTAAAACCGGCAGATGGCCGGTGCTTTGTTAAATAGATGGATGGGGGTGTCGGTAGGCATTCCAAAAAGCCCGGTGGCCCGGGCTTTTCAGTAATGCGGTCCTTGGATCTTTCGGCGCTACTGGCGCGGTACGGATCTTTCCTCGATGTTTTTCCGACCACGATCCCTGTCTGCCGGATAACTGCTTGTGGTGCTTTACGCTGCACACCCGGGTCAGTTGCCAACCCTCTGAACCGTCAAGGCCGGTTCATCGCTGCCTGTTGTAAAACCGTGAAACTAAAGAGCGTCGGCATCCTTGCCGGTGTTGCCTGGCGTCCTTGCCATCACTCGGTGGCGTCCATGCCAGTGTTGCGTGCCTTCCTTGTCTTCCTTGGCAGCATCCTTGCCGCCTCCACCAGGCCTTGTTGGCTGGCTTGAGATGGAGAATATGCATGTATGCATATACAGTCAATGCATAAATGCATTTATATCGCCACCAAAAATGCGTTAACGCATAAAACCCTTATGTAGCGGGCACTTGCGGTTTTGCACAGACGAAAAAAAGCCCGCTCGTGGGCGGGCTGTTTCTTACGGAGCGAGGTTAACGGGCGTACATGCCCCACCAGAAAACGTGACCGAGGATGCTGATCTGCTCCTCCTGGATATCCTGGAAGCTGTAGTCCTCATCCGGATGCTCGTCACGATTGAAACTGCGCAAGCGAATCCCCGACGGCAGGCGATAGAGTTGTTTGACCCGCAATTGACCGTTGTGATTGATGGCATACAAGTCACCATCCACGATATCGCCGATCCCGCTCTTGCCGGCATTCACCCCCACCGTCGCCCCGTCGCGCAACACCGGCAGCATGCTGTTGCCACGCACCGTCACACACTTGGCCTGGTCGAACTGCACACCGTTATGCCGCAGGCTGCGCTTACCAAAACGCAGGCTGGCCTTCTCGCTTTCCTCGATGACGAATCTTCCTGATCCAGCAGCCAATTCAACCTCGCGCAAAAAGGGGATCGACACCTCGTCATCATTAACGGGCGTGTCGTCGTCCCACAGGCTTATATCCTTGAGCTCCGAATGCATCGGATCGCGTTCATCCTGCCACGCCGGCCCCGCGCGCCCGCGCAACTGGTCGGTGCTCACCCGGAAGTAATCGGCAATACGCGAGATGTGCTTGTCCGACGGATCAACGATCTTGCCGCTGAGAATCCGGGACAGAGTGGATTGAGGCACGCCGGTACGCCGGTGAAGCTCCGTGGGGGAGATCCCGTCGCGAGCGAGCAGCTCTCTTAAGACGATAGAAACGTTGCGTTTTTGCATAAATGGGATAGTGACGGGAGTTTTTGGGGTTGGCAAATGCTAATTTGCATATTTTGTGCATGGTGCATGCGGTTGTACCTGGCCGTTTGTGAACTGCGAAGCACTAACCTCACATGTTAACCTTGCCGCCATCGCAAAAAATGCTGGGCCAAGCGCCCCCTTTGCCCCATCACTTTCAACGAATTTGCCTACTACCCAATGAGTAAAAATACGTCCGATCTGTCCTCCCACACCCCAATGATGCAGCAGTATGGGCTGGAGCAGTGCGTAGGCCGCCAGCAGCTTGGCTTACAGCGATCCGCTGTCTAAAACTCTACCGTCATTTGGCCAGGGTTTTGGCCAATGAATGCGCAGTAGGTCAAGGTAGTATTAGACATCAAATTGCTCCCTCTTCCGGCGTCCTGCCGATCGAACACAGCTCCCAGAGAACTCTTAGTGCTACGCTGCTCACTCCAAGTGAGTACCAGCCATGCCTAATTCAGATTTACTACCTACCCTTTTTTCCAAGCTCAACGAAAACCAAGTCGCCCTAGGAGCCGCCATCATGGAACTCGTGCAATGGGTCGAGCGACACGGCGGCGTCGAAGCAACAGCAAACGTCCGTGGCGCACTAGAAATACTTGATTACAATGACGAATTCATCAAGCTAACTCTTGCTGTCCTGATGACTCCTGAGTGATAGGCAGACAGCTCAGCTGAAGAGCCACATAACGCCAATCACCGCAATTACCCAGCAGAGAGTCAACAAGAACGATAGCCCCGCCAGTCTTTTATCCACAAGGTCCTTCCCGTTTGGATGGATGTTGATGGCTCTCACTGTAGGCCGACCAACTCAGCGTAGCCGACTCTGTGCGCCATCATAAGCCCGGGATCCTCAGAGCGCGATCAGACCTTGATCGCCCCGCCGACCGATTACAATCTCCTATAGTCGTAGTGAAATATCCGAAAGTCGCTGGTAATCTCCCAGCCACGTTCGTCAGCCATTAAGGGATGGAGGCGAAAATAGAAGCTCTGGAGCCGCGCACTCCGGGGCTTTGCTTTCCAGCAATTCATTCGTGCAATTGGCTTTCATCAAATCATTTGCTACCGTGCGCTCACGCTCACCGACATTGAGGGATGGTGGTGGGAATAGAAGCTCCGATGGTGTGGCGAATCCGGGGCTTTGCTCTTCTACTTGGCCGCTATGTAAATGATAAGCGCAATGGCGACCATCCAGGCGATGACCAGCAGCACTCCAAGCCCTACAAAATCCTGACCCATAGCCTTTCCTTGTGCGCGATTCAATCCATTCGGTCTAGCTTAACGCAACACAGCCCTGACGTACGCCTGGCACGCCCGTAGCGCGATCAGTCCTTGGTCGCCGGCATCGGTGATGCCGATAATTCGTTGAGCATGCGCTGGGTCAAGTTGGGCTCGACGGCCTGCATGAACCACGCCGACGGCGCCGGAGGCGGCAGGCACGTTGCAGCCACCGGCTGAATCCGTGGCGTCGAGAAGGACTGACAGCCGCAAATCAGTAGTAGCAAGGCGGTCACGCAGCAGAGCCTGGTAGCGTTGAGCATCGGAAAGTTCTCGGGTGTGTTGTTGGTCGGAGGTGGCCAGCGTCTGCTCCAGGGCCAGGCGCCTACCCTGCTCGGCGCTCACTTGCTTGGCGGCGGCCGCGCTGACGGCAGCCAGTTCGCCCTGGTGCAGGCCGGCCTGCTCGGAAAGCTTCTTGCCCATGCGCCAGTCCTGCACCTGCCAGGTGACGCCGGTGGCGCTGGCCATCAGCACCAGAATCAGTGCCGCCAGGCCGGCCAGCTTCTGCACGGGCGTCATCACTGCACATCCTTGAAAAAGACGTGATGCCCCAGGCGCAACGTCTGCTTAGCCTTCGCCGCCCAGGCCGGGGCCTTGGGCATCGTGGTTGCGTAGTAATGCGTGGCCCCGCCGGTTGGATCCGGTACCGCGCCGGCCATCACCTGGTCAGCAGCACGCTGGGCCTGGGCGAGCTGCGCGGCCGGGATCGGCTTCGCACCGCTGAGGTAGGCGTAGTTCGGGTCGTTCTGGTTCCAGCAGCTGAACTGCCAGGGTTTCAGGCACACGCCGGCGTAGCCCTCGCCCCACCAGGACTTGGCCTTGCCGTCGAACACGCGGTTGCGGATGGTCCAGGCCACGGCGATCTGGCCGGCCAGCCCCTCGCCACGGGCTTCACCCCACAGCGTGCGCGCCAGGATGTCCCGGTCTTTATCGGAAGTGGTCATGCTTTTCTCCAGTCGAAAAAAAGCCCGCCATTGGCGGGCTGGTTGGAATTGTTTTTTCCGAAGCGTCACATCGAGCGGATAAAGAAATCGTCGTAGGTGTCACGGAACGAAGCGCCGGCGCGATAGCTATAAGTCTGACCCTTTTCAAACTTCCAGCCATCTGGTTTATTACGACCCGACAGGACTGCGCCCAGGTACCATTTGGAAAACTTACTACCACGCAATAATGGCTGGTCATCGGCAACAAATCGGCCATCACCTACGCCATACGACTTGTCCATCCATAGCAACATCTTGCCGTTATCATCACCTTTCACAGCAATAGCCCAGGCGTTGGGACTCGACTTCTTGCTGCCGGAGTCGTTGGCATCTTTTTTGTAGTGGACCCACTTGGTATCAGTTGGCCCGTAAAGCACCTGGGCATATTGAAGGCCGTGAGTGATAGCCTGGAACCCGTAATCAACCTTTACGCCGATATCCTCCATGGCGGTATTGCTTGCAACAACATAAATACCGCTGTCCATAAAGGTGACCGTCATATCCTGTCGCAGGACGCTACGGCCATCTTGTTTGGTATTGAACGCCTGAATCTCGTTGATGACATGGACCTTGATAGAGTTCGCTGTCTCAAGCGTGGCAGCGCCGGGATATACCTTCTTGCCGTCAGCATAAACCTCATACAGGACGTTGGACGCCGTTGCCTTTCCACCGATCTTGCCGTCTGACCCATGCGAACCACCAGTGAAGCTCTCGTCACCGTTATCACCATTGCTCAGTGCTTTCACAACAACGGGTGGAAGCCAATCGCTGCCGGTCCTGTTTACCAACAACCACTTCGACTTCAGATTCTTGTCGCGCGTGTACTCTAGGGATCTAACGTTCGGCAGACCGTTAATTCCAATCGGCTCAAATACGAGGCGAAAACCAATATCACCAGATCTCCATGCAACTTTCAGCTTTTTTGACTCGTCAAAACCCCATTGAATCTTTTCCAAGCCATCATCAACGCGCTTGTAGCCCGATCTATAAACTCCGTTATCGACTGCGTAGATTCCGTTCGGCTCCGGGCTTAACACATATTTATTCAGAGAAAAAATGCCGACTCCGCAAAATACAAATGCGACTGCCAGCCACTTAAAATTCTTTTTCATACGCTCCGCTCAAAAGAAAATCAATTTTCAAATCAGGCTACCCGGCCTTAATTGGTTGAAAGATACCTCACGCAGCACTGGCGGCAAAGAGCATCAGCCGAAACTAATTGCCGCCATGGATCAAGGTCAGACCCGAACGAAGCTGGCGTCCGGCAATCCGTAGGCGAATGTATCACCGCCAGACTGCTTGATCCTGACGATGGAGTCGTAACCCGCTGGCTGCATGCCCACGCCCTGCCATGAAATGCCGGCGCGGTACTTGTATCCAGTACCAGCGGAAAACGCCTGACCAGTACCAGAGCCTACCAGCGGAGGAAGAACAGCTCCGAGATACCATTTGGTTGTAGCTTCGCCGCGCAGAAGTGGCGCCCCTGCATTCACGTATCGGCCATCACCGGCCTCATAACCTCTGTCCATCCATAGAGTCATCTGGCCATTGGTTGGGTGCTGAAGAACCAAAGCCCAGGCGTTAGGGTTTGCTGACTTCAGGCCGGAGTTGTTCTGAGCGTTTATGAACGGGACCCTTTCGGTATTGTTTCCGCCCAGAACCAACTGAGTCCCCTGCCAGCCAAAGGTTATGGCCTGCAGCGCATAGTCGGTGATGACATGAATGTTCTCCAGCGGAGTTACATCGGCAACAACCTCCATGCCCCAAGGTCGGAAGTTGATATTGAAGGATTGACGAAGAACATAGCGTCCTGCAGTTTTCGTGTTGTAAGCCTGAACCTCATTGATTACCTGTACATTCACGCACTGAGCTGAACCAGACCCGCTACTGACCGCTGTTTCATCGGCATAAATCCTGTAAAGCATGTTGCGCGCAGTCGGAGCGCCTGTGGCGTCACCATTGGACCCATGCGACCCGCCAGTAAAAGCAAGCGCCCCTCCATCGCCGTTGGCGTCGGCAGAGACCTGGAACGGTGGCAAATAGTCAGACCCCGTGGTGCTGAGTTGAGACCAAACAGCATTGGCAAGATCACTGCCAGCCGCACCTTCCTGGGTTATCAGGTTCGGTAGCTGGTTTACCCCGAGCAGACCGAAAGTCATCCGGAAGCAACGGCCAGCACTTGCCCAAGCTGCACGCAGCACGTTACTGGAAATTGACCATTTGACCGGCATAGCATCGCCAGAGCCTATTGGCGCCGTTGCGAGGGTGTAGTTGCTTGGGTCAATGATGTAGCTGTAGCCAGCCTGGAAGGTCTGATTACTACCTATTGGAGTGCCGTAGGCAGGTAGAGCTGTTGTATCGATCGACAGCTTTATGTAGAGCCCTGTAACCACTGTGCTTTCAAGGCGAATGGTTTGGATACCGTCGCGCGCGAGCGATGGCGTGCCGGCATCCGTGTAGTTGATTACAACCAGCGCAGGGTTTGCAGCCGTTGCGTAGTTGAGAGCGTCTATTTCCTCAACAAGCCAGCCATCTGCAGGGCCAGGAAGCGCAGAGGTTCCATTCTTGAAATAGGCAATACGATAGTATTTCCCAGGCCTGGCCCCATGAACCTCTGCCGACAAGACACAAGACATAAAAGCCGCCGGCGCATCACTTGTCACACTGTTTCGGGTCATCTTCCGCTGAGGGTAGACGCTTCCTTTGTTGACGAGCAGGGAGCTGCCAAGACCGCCAATTGGCTGGTATGCGTTAGGATCAATAATCCAGGAGTAGTGTTGACGCTCACTCGTTAGAGCGTTAACAGCAAGACCTGCCGCAGGCAAGAATGCCGCATTTATTGTGATTATGAATCGTAGACCAGCCCTAGCAGCAGGAGAAACCACAAAAGTCTGAACTCCGCCACTCCTGATTATGTCAGCTGGGGCATCTGTGTGGTTGTGGATAGTGACCGCGGTTCCGGTGCTAACGTATGTTGCTGCATCAAACTCTTCGAGAACAATACCCTGGTCGGCGTTTCCACCTATGACTGCGTCATTTTGCAGCATCGCAATCCGGAAATATTTGCCGTCAAGCAATGTTGCGGCTCCGAGCACTCTCACATCAAGGATAAGGTTATTGAGAATGACGTTTGCCGTCGATACCACGCCACCACGACTCATTTGCTTGAAAGGAAATCCCTTTGATTGATTGATCGTCCTGGAATCAACCTGTGCGCTCGGATAGCGCTTCTGCTCAGCAGCAGCCCCAGAACTGTTCAGGTAAAGGATTAGGTATTCAGCGGAGTCAGGGGAGATCGTGCTGAAATACTCACCAGCTGCAGTTGCAGCAATGCCAGCAGCAGTATTCGCGTATACGCCTCCGTTGAGTTGCGCGGAATCTGCGGCAGATTGGGCCTGCTCAACCGCAAGCGTTACCTGGTTGATCACGGCTGCTGCTGCATCGGCCGCTATTTGAGCGGCGTTATCCTCGACTGTATCTGCCGCCAACTTGGCCTCTTCGGCAAATACTCCCGCCACCTGGGATGAGGTAAGTGCTTCCTGGGCAGCCTGGATCGCAATAGTTGCATCGCCGGCTGCACTAGACATGCCCTTCAAGGTGAGGATCACCCGACCAAGCCTGTCCGTAGTAGTGTTTTCTTGGCCGTTTACTACTAGGTCGGTAATCTTGGCGTTATCAATAAGGTCGCGTGGGTCGTCCGAACCATTTGGCTCTACGGGGTTACCGGTATTATTGGCCATGGCTTTTCCTTAGGCGAAAAAAAGCCCGCTCAGTGGCGGGCTATTGAAGAGGTGGCGTTTAAGCCTCTGGGGGCGGCTGGTTGTCGTCGTCTTCATAGAAGATCGTCGAATATTCAGTCGCAGTTACTGCGCAAGACCCGTCCTGATTTGGCGTTATCTCGGTGATCATTGCCGAATACCCGACCTGCTCGCTGGGACCAAAAAGGAAGCGGGCGGGCTCGATGGACAAGTCAGTCACGATTTCGAAGTCGATGGCCGAGTTCGGAACCAGGACTTGGTGAAATCCCGCATCGATCGGCGCAAAAAGGCTTGTCACCGATCCGTCATGCCGCCGGATAACCGCTCTTGGCTCATGCATCGACCAGTCCATCTGCTCGCTAAGTGTGAGCAAGTACTGGCCGGATACAGCTTCCACGCCCACGATCAATGCGCTGCTGGTGGTGTTTGGGATGTCATCGGCCAAAGTGATGTGGTCGATGTCGTCAAACACCAGGGCGTCCATTTCGGTATCCACCGAATATCCCCAGCGTGAGTATTGGTACTTGCGAAGTTGCCTCATCCCAATCCGCCAGGCGCGCGTCCTGTCGGTTACACCGTCGAGCTGAACCTTCTCCACCTTCAGTTCGAGGCTTCCTGGCAATCGGCACTTCACTGTTTCCTTTCGGCGCGTGAACTGATCAACGTACTGAACGTCAACCCCGTCGAAATCGTCTGGGCTTGGCGCGGTGAAGCTGGCGGTCAGCTCGCTGGTCATTTCATGAGGGGTGATAACGCCGCGTGGAGGTTGGATTCCTTCCCGCCTAACGCTCATTAGGCCATTACCGCTCGACAGGTGAGACATGCCGGCCGCGAAGATTCCCTGAAGCACCTCGCGCAGCGGCATGGCCTTTTCATGAGACATGTCGTAAAGCTCGCTACGAGGCGACCAGTAGTCTTGGTCTACTGAATCAATGGCGTCCATATCTATTAAGGATTCGTCAATTCCGAATCCCTCACAAACCTGCAGCACGGCACCCTTGATAGAACGCATAGGTGCGCTCTCGTATATCCGGGTTGGCAGGCAGTTAACCTGCCTTTCAGCCTGCGCCCCAAGGCGGTCACCACCACGCATTTCCATGGTCATGGTGGTAACGCCTGCATAAGACGTCGGTGCTGGCAGGCGAGTACGCAGACCAAACCACTGCATGGCATCTCTAAAGGTTCCACCCTGGACAGGCTCAACCCTGCGCATTTGGAACTCAGGACGAAGCGGGTAAGGGAAAACCACACTTTCTGTAAAGCCGATCTGATCTGGCGTCGCGTCGGTGTATACATGCGTTATGGTCGTCCAGGCGCCTCCAAGTTTTGCATCCCTCCAGCGGACCTGAACCGAATTTGCAGAAACCTTGATATTGCCCTTTTTGCTGTAGTAGCAAAGCCCCTGACTGAAGAAGACATCGTATTCAGCCTCTGTCGCCAGTTCGTTCTCCGGGCATCCCATGAACGATCCCAGCCAGTTACCCGCCCCGCCACTACCTTTTAGAGAGAAATCCATAAGAGTGCGAGCAGTAAACCCTGTCCATCCAGAGTCAACGGCTCCCGTATCTGTCAGGCGCTGAACACTCGCGGTCAGGCCAGTGATCGAAACCAAGCTGTAGCGGAAGCCTCGATAACCGATGGCCAGGCGCTGCAGCCCTGGATCAAGTCCAGTAAAAGGCGTACCACCCTCAAAGTTCAGAGTGATGAATGCCGCCTGCTCTGGTGTTCCGCCGGTCGAAGCGGTGCCGACGGTGTATGTCGGCCCAGAGCCAAAGACTGGAACGGGAGCGCTTGTTTGGGAAATTGTTCCGCCCTTGTATGGGCTCATTGGCTCAAGAAGCTTTATGCGGCCTGAATCATCTTGAGCTACCAGACCAGTGCCAGACAGCTGCGATGTAATTACAGAGACCAGGCCGCTCATGTTTCCGTAATTCGCGTTCAGGGAAACGGTTTTAGATACCCCCTGAAATGTAACCGTCCAAACCGCTGGGCTTGAGGTGAAGTTGTATGTCGATGGGGAAGCGCTGGCCACTACCGACGAGGGCGACCCACCAACTCCAGGCACCGGAGGCACATAAGGCGAATAGCTGGCGATCACCAGTTCAAGCTCGGTGTCGCTACTGAGCGAGACCTTCATGCCTACGAACGGCTGAAGGTCTGCAAGGGCTCCAGCGATTCGACTGTATCCGCCAGCAGATGTAACGGCGTACGTGTCAGGCGTAATCAGTGTCAGTGCCGAGCCAGCCACCCAGTGATCAGGGAACTGAGGGCTACTGCCAAGCAGAGAAACGGTGTAACCATTCAGCAGCATTGAGTCGGCCAGGGCTACCGATTCGCTCGGCGCGGTGCTGGCAAGGTCAAGACCTGCCGTACCCGCGTTTGTGCCACCGACGGCATCGACCTTGTACCAATTTTGGGATCTTGGATCCGCAGCCAAAGAAGCGCCAGGCTCATACACCGCGTAACTGATATCCGAACCAAACGCAGCAAATGGGGTGTCTGACACCTTGAAGCTACTGGCCGGGATTGAGTGGCGGCCACGCCCGATGCACAGGCACATGGTTGTAACCATGGACCTTCTATTCACAAACCTAGAAATCGGATTGGTCAGCAGATCAGGATAAACCCTGGCCTCGCCAAGCACTTCCCGAATAGGGGAATTAAGCTTGGCGAAGTTGCCGGTTGCAGTACCCATCTCTAGATCATCGCCCTGCTGCTGCCTGGAAGCTCCAGGCATTTTCGGCATGGACATGATCATCACAAGGGTCAGAGTGGCAAGAGTGATGCCGGCAATCACTGCGCCGATCACCCCACCCACAAAGCCTGCTCGGGGAAATATCACAACATCATCATCGGGATGCAAAACATGGCTTCCCCACTGATCAGCCGGCACGTCCTCGAAATTGACCTGAATGCAGAACGGCTGCACACGGTCTATATCAAACTCCTTGACGTTGGCATACATCCATCTAGCTATGGAGATTTGCTCTCTGATCTCATGGGTTTCAATCGGAACGCAGCCGCTCTCTCTGCCAAATATCCGCGGTGAGGATGGATAGATTTCAATCACTTGTAATACTCCACCCGCACGAAGCGGCGCTTTAGCCTATGCACTGGCAGGCAAATGATGTTTTGCTTTAGGGTGATTTCCATCGCATCAAGCGACGGCCCGCTGCGGACTACAACGCCTACGTGGCGCATCTCGCTACCCTCATAAAGGGCAATCAAAGCGCCTTCCTCTGGACCGCATGGCGTCAGCGTCGGGAACCACTTGCCTGCCACCTCCACCATTGATCCGTCACCGGACCTGATGTTTTCCCACTCCGGCCAATCTGGCAGCCCAAGGTCGCGACGAACCTCAAGCACCAAGCCATAGCAGTCAACGTTCGGCCACACTCTCCCGCCCTCGAGGTATTTGCCCGAGCGGTATTTGTCGTGATCAATCATTTTTGATACCGCATGCCGGGGGCGAACTCGCCTGTGTAGTTGTGCCGCAGCCATAGGGTTTCGAGAAGGTTGAAGTAACCAGCCACGATCTGTGCGTCTGTTGCGGTGACTGACCCGCTTTTCACCTTGTAGCTCAGGATCTTTGCGGGGTATGCCAGATCGGTGCTGATGTACTTCCGATAGATCAGGCTGATTTCCCTTCCTGCCTTCAGTGCTGGCCGCAGGAATCCGGAAACGCTACCGTCGATGTTGCACAGAGCGAATTTCAAATCCTGTTTGCCATCGCTGCCGCGCTTTGGGAGGGCGACGGTGATGCCGCAAGCCAGAAATTTGGCAAGTTGCCCCGTCTCAAGCAGTGCCTCGACGTCCTCATACCCATCAGTCAGGAAGTGGCTTTCCACTCCATCAGTGATCTGCAGGGTTTCATGGATCATCTCGGGGCCGCCGCTGGAGTACCATCTATTCAGCACGGCACTGGTCATTGCGGCCACTCCTTGTTGATCGCCAAGTCCAGAAGGTTCATGTGAAGGATGTATTCGGGTGCATATAGGGCCCAGCCACCAGTCAGTATCGGACGATCCCATAGTTGCAGAGTCGCGCTGATGGTCCATCGGTCAACGCCGAATAGCTCGGGGCCATCGTACATATCCAGGAAGTGGGCCTTGTAAGGCAGCAGGCCCTGAGGGGTTCTCAGCTCGCACTCGAACCACTGCGACCCTGAAATCAATACATCCTCAAACCAAGCTTCGAAATACTGGGCCTGTCGACCATCAAGGCTCCAGGTGACCTTTGCGTTTGTCGGAGTCGATGAGTAATTGCGACGAAATCTCGTCCGCCCGGTCTGCATCGTCGTAGACTTCATGGGGCTTACCGGGTTGAACCCGTACCCATCCCGCAGCGGGTACGGGAGTTCCTTTGGGTATTGAATCATCGTGCAGCCCTTCCCATGCCGAGCATCTGCTGAATGGCTTTCGCGCCTTTGCCGTTGTCATTGATGTTTGCAACGAACTGGTCAATAACCCATCTTCCGTCGATCTCTCGCGACTGGCTTTGGCCGGCCTTGCTGGCGTCCTCGATAACATTCACCACTGGAGCGGTGCCCAACTGCGGCTTTGCTAGTGCATCAGGGCCAGTACCCTTTGCCCCAGGACGGATTGGCGAGACGTTGCCTTTGCGCAGCGCCTCAACTGCCGCCACGCCGCCGTAACGCTGGATGTCCTTCTGGCTCCAAACCACCTCACCCTTGTGCACCATGCCGGCGGCTTCGTTAACGCCACCGGAACCGGTGTAACCGCCATTCGAGAAGCCAATGCCCGCGATGTTTGCCACGTTGGCGGCGGTAGCGACACCGACAGCGGCCGCGGCTGCGAAGTTGAACGGCGGTGGGAATGCGGCCAGAGCCTTCTGGACAGCCAGATAGCCGTCCATGGTGGCCTGTACAATTGCCGCGGCCTTGCCGATCGCAGCGAGCTTCTTGTTACCAGACTGGCTGAGGCTGGCCATGTTGCCGAAGAAATCGGATGCGCCCACCAGCAATGCCTGGTTCTTGGCTTCTTCGATCTTCTGGCGGTTTAGCGTGGCCTGCTGGTCGATGTTCGCCACGCGCGCGGCGTAGGTCTCTTCGTTGATCGCCTTAAGGTCCAGGTAAGCGGCCTGGCGCTCCAGCTCCGTTGCGCGCCACTGCTCCAGCTTCACTGCTGCCGCGTCTAGACGGTCGATCTCGCTTCCTGCGCCGCCGACTGAGGCATCCAGACCAGGAGTGGTAGGAGCCTGAGTGACGCCCTCAATGGTCCCTGGCTTCTGTGCTGCCTTAAGGTTGATGTCGCGGATCTTGATCAGCGTCTCAAGACGCTTAGCGGCCTCGACGCTTCCCTGCCGCTCGTACTCGGCCAACTGCGCAGCGTCATCCAGGGACGACTTGAGGCTGTTGGCTTCGCGGAGTTGCCCGGTCAGAGTCAGCAGTTGCACCTGGTCCTTCTGTGCCTGCTGAATGCCCTTGCTGATCTCCGCTTCACGCTCAAGCGCAACGTTCTTCTTGAGCTGGGCGGTGATCAGGTCCTGGCTGGCCAGCAGCGACTTCTGGTCGGCGGTCAGCGTCTTCTTGCCTTTGATGTCGGCAAGTTGCTGCTCCCACTTGATCAGAGCCTGGGCCTGGGTGCCCACACGCTCAGTAGCAACGCCCTGAGAATTGAGCGAGGCATTCTGCTGGATCAGTACAGCCTGAGTCTGGCGCGCCGCGTCGAGCGCCTTCATGCCGGCGTCTTCGGTGTATGACTTCCCTTCTTTGGCCGCCTTGGCCGCCGCCACCTTGGCATCCTTCTCTTGGGCGTATTTCAGCAGAAGCTGGCTTTGTGCCGGCAGAAGCTTTCCAAGCTCGCCGTTTTCAATGGCATACCTAACCTTCGCGGCTTCGCTGTTCTCGCCTTGCAAAGCTGCTTGCTTCTTGAGCGTCTCCAGCATTTTTTCATATGCAGCATTCACTGGCGCAGATCGAGGGTCGCCTGAAGGACTCTGGGAGGCCACGGCCGCGGCGCCGGTCTTCATTTTCTTTGTGAGCTGGGTAATTGTTCCTGCCTGCTTCTCTAGTGCAGAAATCTCTTTGTCTAGGTCGTCGACGTTGTAAAGCTTGAACTTGTAGAAGGCCGTGTCGCCCGCATCGCCCTTGATCAGCTTCGCCCTAACTGCGCCCAAATCCCGCATCTTGGACATGGTTTCGCTTAGCTGATTGTTAAGTCCTGCTACGGTTTGCTTGTCATCCCTGAAGAAATCAAGAAACTCGCCGGAGTTGAATCGGTCCATGGCCTGGGATAGAGACAGAATTCCTTGCGCAAACTTGCTGCTGGCACTCGTTGCCTGGTCAAGCTTTCCGACTGTGACCACAAGAGAGTTGCCAAAGGCAGTGATTGCCTGGCTGGCGGTTACCTGCAGGGTCGAACTGAGCTCATCGACCTTGTCCTTTTGGTTTTGAAGGGCTGTGACAATCGCTTCTGATGTCAGCTTTCCTTCTGCCCCCATGGACCGAAGCTCGCCAATTGTCACCCCTAGGCCTCTGGCAATCGCCTGGGCAAGAGCTGGAGTCTGCTCCATGATCGAGTTCAGTTCGTCGCCGCGAAGCGTACCTGACGCCAGGGCCTGACCAAACTGAACCATTGCCGCGTCAGCCGCCTGCGCACTTGCACCGCTGAGCGCCACCGATTTGGCTACGGTCTCGGTAATGCTTGCGACCTGTTCGAGATTCAATCCGAGCTGCTTACCGTTTTGCGCGATTCGCTGATACACCTGAGCTGTGGTATCAAGCGCCTGCCGAGAGCTTTGCGCGACTCTAAAAACATCGTCCTGCGCCCGGGCTAGCTGCGCGCTGCTTTCTGTTACGAGCCTCAACCGGTTGGTCAGGTTGGTGTATTCCTCTGCCGCCTGAGCGATCTTGGTTACGCTGAATGCTGCGGCCAGTGGTGCGGCTATACCGGCGGCCATGGATGCCATAGAGCGCAGCTGGCGCTCCATCCCGCTAACCTTTGTGGTTGCCTCAGACGACTTCGTCCCAACCTGCTGAATAGAGTCGCTGGTCTTGCGAAGGCTGGCAGGAACTCTCAGCCCCTGATCCTCCAGAGCAGCTAGCGCCTTTCGAGTATCGGCGGCTTTCTGTTCGGCATTTCGGCTATCAAGCTCGACAACCAGGCGTGAGGTTTGAGTCATGTTGCCTCCGGGCAAAATTGCCGCAGGGCGGCGGATCAGTCGTCTTCTTCGCTAAGGCAGATCACGTCGAGCGCAAACATCACCTCATCGACTTCCCGGCGATCCAGGGGGGATGGGTGAGCGTCGAGCCAGTCGGAGATCTCGCGGGCAGACAGCGGGAGCGGGAAGGCTCCCACCATGGTTGTGATAAAGCGGCGGCCCCGGCAGACGCCGAAGAATGTGGCGAGAAGGTGCTTGGTGATAGGGTCGGTCGGCGGCTCTTCAGGTATCTCCATCCGCAGCTGCTTATAGATGGCCCGGCGCTTATCAGCCTGGCCGCCCCACTCCCTTTCCCACTCGAACCGGGTTACTGCTTTTCCACGGTTTCAGCCAGTTCTGTGCCGGCTTCAATCGTTGATTTGCTGCCTTCCTGCAGGACGAACAGGAAGAAGTCGATATTTGCCTCGAGCAGCTCGGTGCAAGCGCCCACGGTGAACTTGAGCGGGTTGCCTTGGTCGTCCTGCACGCCATCCCAGTCTTTAACGATGAACTGGGCCAGCAGCGCGCAGTGGCTTTGGTGCTCAGTCATCTCACCAGCAACCACGCCAATCTCGCCCTGGGCAAAGCTCGCGTCATTGCGCTGGATCCGACGGCGCACTCTTTCAAGAGCTACCAGGTATTCAGGATTGTCGATCCCGCCCAGCTGGATTTTCGTGTCTTCGTCGAACTTGGCCCAGCGCAGATCGGTGGCAGGGGTCTTTTTGCTCAGCTTAAGAGCCATGTTAAATCCTCAACGCCCGCCATAAAAAAGGCCGCCCAGGCAGGCGTTAGAGCCTGGGCAGCCAAAAGGTTGATCGTGTTACGCGGTGACCGTGATGGTCGCAGTGTCGGTCTTGGTGCCGTCGGCCACGCTGGTGGCGGTGATGACCGCAGTGCCAGCCGATACGCCAGTTACCAGGCCGGAACTGTTCACCGTTGCAACGCTTGGGGTTGCGCTGGACCACGTGACGGCCTGGTTTGCGCCGATTGGTGCCACAGCCGCGGTCAGTTGCTCGGTTTCGGCAATCGCGATGGATGCCGTGTCAGGGGTCACTGTCACGCCGGTTACAGCGGTCGGCGACACCAGGCGCGTAATGGTCGGGCTGATCTTGGCGACGGTGTAGTTCAGGGTCACTTCAATCAGGTCGCGCTTGCCGCCGCTAGGCAGCTCGCCATCCACTTCAACCGCTGGGAAGTTGAAGGTGTACTTGTTGCCCAGGGCGTCGGTGATTGGGAACACAACCGAGATTGGCAGGCGGGTGAAGGTCTTCTTCCAGATCTCCCAGGCACGCTTTGACCATGCCAGGGTGATGGTGCCGGTGATGGCCGCTTCGGTAGCGATCTGCGCGCCAGGGCCAAGCTTGGTGTTGCCGATGCAGCGCTGGGCCTGAAGGCTGTTGTCCAGGTTGATGGTCATGGCTGACACGCACGCCTGGCCTTCCAGGCTCTCGCCATCCACCATCACCGTGCCAATGTTGTTGTTCGACAGGAATGGAGTGGTGGTAGGCGCGTTCGGAGACACGACAATCGGATCTTCGCTGTCGTCATAGTCCAGGCACGCCATGTTGAACGTGGCTGTCACCTTGCCGTCGGACGGAATGTCGAGTGCGAATGTGGATACGTGCGAGCCCTTGAACACGCTGTACACACCGACATCGCTGTATCCCTTGGCGATGCTGAAGGTGTTGCGGGTATCGCCAACAGACAGCACGTCGCCGGTCCAGGTGCCGTAGAAAGCAGCCTCAAGCAACTGATCGAACGAGCCGAACGAGAATTCAGCAGTCAGGTCGCCGCCGATGTCTGTGCTGGTTGCCACCGAGCCCTGGCTGATGCGGGTATCTGTGATCTCGTCACTTACCGCTACGTTTACGGTCGGGGTCAATGCGTTGCCGGTCAGGCGCAGCGTGTCCCAGGTGCCGGTCGGGGTAACGCCTGGCGTCACCTCCTTGATGATGTGGCTTACAACTTTTGCGCCCGAACTCATCGGAGCCTCCTTAGATCAATTGATCCGGGGAGGCGTGGTGAGCAGAGAGGCCTTTCGGCGGATCTGGTCAGCGTGCCCGGTGAATTTGGGTAGATTTATGCTGGGTCGAATATGCGGATAATTGTCGGAACTGGGTCGCCGAGCATCCATATGGCTTGCTCGCCATCCTCAAGCTCTGGCTCTTTCCGTGGGAGGCTGTGGCCGAAACCAGAACGATCGCCAGTCTGCTCATGCATGAAGTAGTGCTTGCGCTCTACCAACTGCCCATCAATTCTGACCTTCATCGCCCTTCTCCTTTGCGGCCAGCCAGCGCTCCCATGCAGCGAGCGCCCCTTTTGCAGCCCGGATCAGGCTGCGGTGAAGTTCTTTCGTTACTTCGCTCATGTGGTTCTCTCAGCCGGCGCGGAACCGGATATTCACGTTGATCTGGTAGAAGCCTTCGAACTCGCCAGCGATGACCTGACTGCCTTCCATGCATTCAAGGTCGCCGGACATCCAGTAAGCGAAGTGAGCTATCAGGGCATCGGTCAGGTCGTTGATGGCCTTGGTTCCGGCGTGAACCCTGGCGAAGCACTGAATGGATATCAGCCCGGGCCTGCGGGTGTACGGCTTATCCGCCATGCCCGCCATGAAGGCCGTTGCGTGCTGAATGGTCATCCGGCACCACAGGCCGGATGCGGGAGTCGCAAACACCGTCGGCTGGTTCGGGTAATCGATTCGATCCTGCGCAATGCCAGTGAAAGCTGCCATGCGCGCAGTGACCGCCAGCCTTATTTGCTCGTAGGTCATGTTTTATAGGCCTCCGATACGCCTGCAAAGGCCAGTCCGTATACGCCGCCCGGGGCTTGATCGGACCAGCCGTTCTCAAGGCGCTCCGCATACGGCAAGTTGTTCTGGATATAAACGACGGTGAACGGCTCCAGGCCGGTAAGGGCATTGAGGCCGGCGCTGATGGTTGCAGACCCTGCAGGATCTACATTTGCCGCCTGACTGAATACCGGAGCCCCGATACTCACAATGTTGTTGCCGCGGAAACGCCCCGTATCAACCGGCGACCTCAATATGATCTCGTTGAGCATGGCCATGGCGATGACGCGAACTCTGGTGGCTATCTCAGATTCTATCTGGTCAGCAAAGAGGGTTGGAGGCGTAGTCCATCCAGTAGCCATCAGCTCTTCCTCAACTGGATCTCGTAGTGCGCCTTGGCTGGCTCTATGCCTGGGCTGACAACCTGGTAAGCGACCTGCGCGCCGGTGAGCAAGTCGGGAGCCGTGATCTTGTGGCCAACCGCAGGAACGTCCGTAGTTTCGTTCGCCAGGCAAATCAGCAGCACGTCACCGACCTTGATGTTTATGTTGTCGATCCGCCGGCTGTCGTAGCTATCCAGAACCCCGCGCCCTGTGTAGGTAACGGGCTGGGCTGTTGTCTCTTCGGTCACCGGGTCGTAAACGCCAGGGCCAAGGTATTCACCTGTGAATGGCTGCACCGCATCGGCCAGGTCAGTGTCGAACGCCTCGGCCAAGTCGGCCTGGATATCGTCGCGCAGGCCCATATCAGCACCTCACGACTTTGACCTGGCCAGAGCCGAGGTAATGAGCCAGCAGAGCCAAGGCGAAAGACTCGCCCGCGCTGATGGTGCGGGATGATTCGGAGAACGACTTGCTACTGGACACGCTGCCGGCCTTCACGGACTTCTCCGTCACGCCGGTTTCCTTGGTCGAGTAGATCCTGCCGGCGGCCGCCTCGCTGGCAATCTCGGCGCCGGCCTGGATCACGTCATCCGGGATCGGGTCGAACTCTGGCAGACCAAGATTGGTAAGCCAGGTGTTCGCCATCAGCACCGCGCGCGGCTTCTTGTCTTCGGTGGCCCATGTCGAGCCCAGCAGGCTGTCCACGTCCGCCACGGTGATGTAGGTAGTCATCTGGACTCCGCTTTAATGATCGGTCCGTAGACCTGGTGTTACGCCTTTTCCAGGTCGTCGACCTGCTTTTGCAGCGACTCTTTCGAGGCGTTGGAACGGTAGGTGACTTTTGCGGCGTCCAGCTTGGCCTTCAAATCGGCGACTTCCTTGGCTTCTGTATACTCCTGGCGGGCTTTCTCGGCCTGCTGGAGGAGACCGTCGATTTGCTTTTGCAGCTTCTCGGATTTATCAATCTCTTCATCGCGGGCCTTTGCCAAGGCTTCCATGTCGACCCAGAGCGCAGCAACGGCCTTGTGAACTCGCAGCGCGACACCCTCGCCTTTCGGCGCATCAAGGAGCCCTACTTCCATCTGTTCAGCCAAAAGGTTTACAGCCTCAAGGTCGGCGCGCAATGCATCGACATCGCCGCTAGAAATTCCGGCTCCGACGATCAGCACCCGATCAGGGGCTACTTCACCCTCAACCAGGACATGGAAGTCTGGATTGAACTCGGACTCATCGATCAGAACATGATCGCCCTGCCCTTCGCCCCACGGCTTTACTTTGAGCTGTTTCATGCATTTCTCCACTCAATGCCCCGGGCCCGAAGGCCCGAGGTCGGTTGATTAACCCAGCAGAATGCCGATGTGCTCGGATTTCACCGCGGCGCAGCCCCAGGCCATCGCGATCTCGTACTGCATCTGACGATACTGGGCGTACATCGAGATTTCGAAGCTCAGGCCGGTCAGAGGGTCAGTGATGATCATGCGATCAACCGCAGAGTCGCCTTGCTCCGGCAGTGCTGGGGCGCGGGTAGCCAGTGCGATGGCCGAACGGGCGAAGAACATGTTGCGCGCACTGGTGGCCGACAGGGTGATGGCGGTTGCCGCAGCAGGGATAGCCTTCATCAGGCCAGGCGCTGCCAGGGTGATGGTGCCGCCGCCAGAAACGTCAGCGTCACCCGCGACCACCACGTACTTGTTAGTGTCGCCGGCAAAGCTCACCACATCACCCGCCAGGATGGTCCCGGTGCCGGCCGAGGCCAGGGTGATGGTGGTTGCGCCAACCGCGTAACCGGTGGTGTTGGTGGTGGAGGCGGCGCCGGTGCCGGCAATCACGGTCTTGACCTGGGCCGACTGGCGCAGGGCCAGGTTTTGCAGGCGGTCGGTGATGCCGTTGCGCAGCATGTCTTCGCGGCCCGACTCGTTGACCTTGAACAGCACGGATTGCTTGCCGCGCAGGTTGGCCATCGCGCCAGTGCCCAGCACCATCTGGAAGTCCAGGCCTTGGGCGCCGTTCTCTTCCAGGATGCGCAGCGCGCCGGCGGAATCGCTGAGATCGGCGGCAGTGCCGAACGGCGCGGTACCGGCGGCGCCGTAAGCGCGAGACGCCTTGACGTGCAGGGCTGCCAGGTCCGCCTCGATCTCGTTGACCAGAGTGCGCATGCCTTGCTGGATTTGGCCGGACAGAATGGCGTTGAAGCTTGCGCCGTTGTTGTCCAAGCCGCGCTTCTCTTCGCCGTTCCAGCGGATCGGCACGCGCCGAGCCTTGGTGATGGTCATCGCAACGTTGCCGACGCTCTGGTCGCCATCGTTTGGCGGGGTAACTGCCGGAGTGATGTCGGAGGCAGTAGCGGCGCCGGCGACAGGGGACATGACGGTCTGACCGACAGCAGCGCGGTCGTAGGTCATGTCGGTGGTGACAGCAGGGATGAAGCCGACCAGTTCGCGGGACACGACGTCCAGGGCGTTGTACAGGGTCGGGATCAGGCCGGTGAGGGTGTTAGCCATGGTGGAACTCCTAAGGGATCGATGTTTGAGTGTTCAGACTTGCGGGCCATCCGACCCAAGCACCGATCCCCATCCGAGGACCGGCATATTGTTTGGCGTCATTCAGTGACGACACCACCTTCGCGAGCGAACGAGGCCTGATCGGCCGGAGCCATGGTGTCCCAGCTCGTACGCGAAATGGACTTCTTGCCACCAGAGTTTTGACCCTGGTGTGCACCGCCGCCGTTTGCGCCGGAGCTTTTGAGGATGTGGGCCTTGTGCGGGTAGGAATCCACCAGAAGCTCAATGGCTTCATCGGCGGACGCCAGCTCGCCAGGGCGAACGCGGGAAAACAGTTTGTTGCCGGTAGGGTCGTAGCCGACGACTTTGCCGTCTTCAACCTTCAGGCTGTTGCCGAACAGGGCACGGGCGATTTCGACGCCGGCCGGGCCTTCTGCGGCGAACTTCTCGGCGATGAACTTGGACGAGGCGAAGGCGCCACCGATCAGGTGGTTGTTGAGCTGACCCTTCAGCGACTCGTTTTCCTTGACGACCGGGGAGTACTTCTCTTCGAACGCCTTGATGGCCTCGTTCTTGACCCGCTCGACTTCGCCGGCATCGACCAGCTTCTTGTCGTCCAGATTCTTGACGGTGTTCAGAGCCTTCAATGCTGCAGCAGGGTCGGCGATACCTTCGAAGCCCTTCAGGGTGGTCTCGGCAGACTCTGCGCGCTCGCGGTGGGACTTGGCCTCACCGTTCAGGCGGGAAATGGTTGCGACCGTGCCAGGGGCGTCGAAAGGCGCCTCCTTGCCATCCTCATGGATGTAAACCGGCTTGCCGTCCTGAAGCACTGCGTGACCTTGATCGTCGAGCTTGAGTTTCATGTAGTTCTCCGGGCATCCGCCCATCTGTGCGACATCCGCCGCTGTTCGCCATTGCCCATCCGGGTTTCAGGCATGAAAAAGCCCCGCACTTGGCGAGGCTTGGGTTGCCACACAAAATCGAATGTCGGCATTTCGTGTCGCGGTGAATTACAGGCGCTCCCGCAACTGATCCAGCGTGAGGAATTTCCCGCGGTCATTGTAGAAGTCATCCAGCGTTAGCTTTTCCTGTCGCAGCAGCTTTCCGCGCTCAGGGCCAAGTATCTCGTCTTGTCGGGCCGCCGACTGCTGTCCAAGCCATTTCGCATAGTTCGTTGACTGCGGCACCTGACCATCCATGCTCGCCCTCGTCGCCTCGTCGCGAATTCCAAGGGATATTGCGCTCTTGAGGATCGGAAGCTTGGTCGAGCGGCAGCACCAGTGGATTCGCCCAGGCCCTGCAAGCCATGGGATTTTGTGCCCTATCGGCAGATATGTCCCCAGGGTGTACGGCAGGCGGTCCCTGATGCGGCAGGTCGTCGATGTGCGAGTGTCCAGCGTACTGATCCACTCGACATGGCTGATGATGTCGCTGTTCGCCTCGAAAGCCTTGTCACTGGCTGCCTCAGCAGTGCTGGAAACGGCAGACCTGACAACGGCCTCGATCTCCCTGCGCGACTTCTGCAGGATGCCGTCAGCGTACTTCTCTGCCCTGGTGCCCATGATGTTGCGGACGATTTCGGCGGTGGTTCGCCCTTCAACGACCCCAGCACGCACGGCGTCACGAACGGAGGCAGCCCGAGACGCCTCAATGCCATCCAACCACTCCCGGAGCAAGCGCCCCTGGAATGGCCTGGCCTGGGCAATCGCCTTTACCTGACTGAACTGCGCAGCGGCAATCGGGAAGGACTCCTGCACAACGGCGGGGATAACAGCCTGAAGCGCGCCCTGCTGGAAGGCTATCTCATAACTGATAACGCCGTCGGTGGCCTGGTCAATCGCCTGACGGATATCCACGAAAGTTGACTGATTCAGGCGCAGGACTGTGGACAGAGCCGCATCCACCGAGGCTGCCGACAGATTTTGGCCAAGGTTGTCAATCGCCGCAATCAGCGAAGCACGCAGATCAGCGTCCTTGCTGTTGAGGATCTTGATTATCGCAACGACCTGGGCATTGCTCAGGTGTTGCAGGTCAACCTCATGCCCGATCAGCTTATCTAACAGCTTCTCGTTTGCGGTTTTCATCACAGCGTACCGAGTGCGGGGCCTTGGCCTTCAATCTTCGCAAGCTCATTGACCCAGTCGTATTCATCGCTGATGACGCCGCGGCGCTGCATCTCGGCGAACAGGGTTTCCTTGGACAGCATCCCAGCATTGGCCATCGCGACAAGCGTCGGCAGTGACACCTCTGGCATGTAGTCAACGTCGAAGTTGCCGCGAATCTCGACCGCGCCGCCGTCGCCCAAGCTACGGTAATCGGCCATGAACTGGAGCAGTTGCGCCAAGCAGTCAGCGAAGTGGTTCGCCATGCGGGCCAACGGGGAAAGCTCCTGAGCGGCCTCCTCTTCTGCCTGGGTGGCAGTTTTGGTGGCGCTCTTCTCAGGCGTGAGCAGCTTGGCGCCGGCCATGCGCATTTCGTCGAGTAGGTCTTGCAGCGCCTCCCGGCCAGCCTTGACGGCAGCTCCGGTGTGCTCGACGTACTTGAGGTCGCCATCCTTGGGCAGATCGGTCAGCGCGCCAGTGCCCACTTTGAATTCAGGCGGAACAGGCTTGCCCTGGTTGTCGAACGTGGCTTGCACGCCAATGCGAACCAAGATTGGCACACGGATAACGTGAAGGATGTTGTCCTGGTCGCTTTGGCTCTGCCAATGCTTGACGTTGAGGTGGGCCAGCTCCAGCAGTGGAGGCTTTGCGGTCATGAAGCCTGTGCGGCCTGTGTAGAAGGTCACCAGGGGGATGTATTTGAGGCTGTTTGTACCCTCGTCATGCAGAACCAGCGCACCACCCTTCTCCGGTGCGCGGTAGGTACGCCACGACCCAGGCTCAATGACCCTGACCTGATAGACGCACTTCACCCCAAACTCGCCATCCGGCTCTTCGACAGATTCAGAGTACCTGAACATGGTGAGCTGGCCGCCCTTGGAGCGCCAGCCAAGCACCTGCTCAGGTTTGACCAGTATTGCGTAGGGGCGGACACCTGCGGCGATCTCGTCTGCCTGAGTGCGAACACCTTCAGCGACAGGGTGATCCACAAGCGCATGGCAAAGACCGTGGCTCAAGCCTTCGCGGAAGAACTCGACAGACCAGGAATTCAGGTCATTCCCTGCGTTGTCGATGTCCTTGGTCATTTCCTTGATCTGATCGGGCACACCGTCGCCGACCTGCAAAGGCTCAGCGAACACGCGGGAGGTCATGTTTCCGACCGTCTCCGAGTAGGCAGGGAGCAGCGTGGACAGCCTCAGACGCTCCTTGTAGGAGTTGTCATCCTCGGCAGGATACTGAGGCAGCAGTGCTTTACCAGCCGCACGCATCGCCATGGTGCCGCTCATGAGTGGAGTAATCACATCCCAGTAGGCGCGCATGGCGTCGACAGCAGGCAGCGCGATTGCCGGGTTATCGCTCATGGTTACATTCTCAGTGGTTGGGTTGAGGTCATCTGCGCATTGATCGGGTACCGCTTGGCAATGAAGTAGCCGGCGGCGTCGTTCATGTGGTCGTGACCCTTCTTCGGATCTTTGTCCGGCTCGCCCTTGTCGGTGTAGGTCTGCCGCTCAAGACACTGGGTAAGTTGCGGGCATTGGTCGATGTTGACCTTCATGCGCCGCTCGCCATAGGTGTTCAGGAACATGGCGTTTACCGAGTTCACTCGGTCTTTCACGCTTGGGTTTGTGGAATCGACCACCACGGTGAAGCCGGCTTTCGTGAGCAATGACAGGTCGGACTCACTGGCATTTTTGCTGCTGGTGTTCTGGCCGCTGGCATCCGGGTAAACGGCGATGTTGTGCCCCGCAAACCGCGCCTGGATTTTCTCGATCATGTCAGGCGTGTCGCGCACAGAGTGGAACTCATACAGCGCCAGGGGCAGGCCGTCACGCACGACATAGACCACCGCCGCCATCTTCATGACGTTGAAGTCCATGCCGATATGCAGGGCCTCTCCCGGCTTGATTCGCTCGCTGGTCCGGCACTCTTCACGGCTGAAGGTGTAGTAGACAACGCCCGAGTAGTTCTCAAACCCGGCCTCGTATTCCTGGCGGAAAGTACGCGGGTCCATCTTGCGTTTGGCCGCATCGAGCTCTTCAGGAGGGACGTTCCCGCCCTGGAGTGACGTGTACTGCCAGCTCTTGTGATCCGGCTCGCCGCCTGGCTTGCCGTCCAGATAAGTGTCATAGCAGTGGTTGAAGCCTTTCGGAGTACCAATGCGTAGCGCATGGCCGCCCTTGCGGACTCCTAGGTCGGGAATCGTGTACTGGCAGGTCGAAAGCATCGGGCGCAGCACTTCTTCCCAGGCTGCGTATTTGCAGTCCGCCCATTCATCCACCAGGACAAAGAACAGGCCAGACCCGCGCAGATCGTCGTAGTTCTCAAGACCCACGCACCGGATCAAGTGACCGCTCTTGAGCGTTATCAGCATGTCAGTTTCGTTTGGCTTGCTCTCGCGCCACTCTGGCGGGATAGCCTGCTTCAGCCTACGCCAGAAGACACGGCGGGCCTGTTTCTGCGTTGGAGCGGCGTACCAAATCTCATCCTCGACGCTTACGCCCCACTCAGCAGCCAGCCGGGCAGCGCGGCGCATCTCAGCCTTACCGAGGAAAGTCTTACCGAACCGGCGACCGCACACCGCGTCACGGAAACGGGCATCGGGCTGAAAACCCCACACGTAGATGTTGGCCTGCTTCTTGGTCAACTGGACCGGGGCGTCATAGGTACGGGGTAGGCGGGGCATTCTCGTCAGGCTCCAGGATGTACTCAGCAACGGCGTGCTGCTGGTCCGCTTGGGAGCCCAGAGGTTTTTCAGGTTCGAGGCGGCGATTCACGTAAACGTCGCCCACCTCTTTGGCGGCCTGTTCCAGCAACTGGGCAGTCAGCGCCATGTTCTTCATGTTCTCGGCCTTCTCGGCCATGCGTCCCAGGGTACGGAGTCGGAAGGCGCGGTTGGCGATCGGGATATCAGAAGTCTCCTCGCGGAAACGCTTGCGGGTATCTTCGAACATCGTTACCCAGCGCTTTGCCAGGCCCTTTCCCGACGTCTTCGTAGGGTCGTGTGTCTCAACCTGCTGACGGGTAACCGACACCCCGTATTCTTTCTGGACAGCCTCAACAACCTGTGACGGCGTGTCGAAGCACGCCAGGGCCTGAACGATAAAGGCCTTCACGTCGTTTTGAAGGGCTGCCATAGATTCTCATCCGTCCAGAGCCTGTCCAGAATCAGGCCAGCTTTAGCAGACAGGTTCCGCAGGCCCTCGCAATGTTCAATTTCCCCACCTCAGCAGGACTGTTTGCAGCATCAACCAGCGCTTGAACGTCAAGGCTCGCACCGTAGCGGCGGACCACTCCGACGAACTCCTCGACATCGTGTGAGCGCATCTCAAGCTTGGGCAGGCCTTCCTTGGTGAACTTGGGTGCGCCATACCGATCGGTCGCTTGGGCGATGTGGTACAGCTCATGCTCGACCAGCGCGCAGAAGTCAGCATCGGAACAGTCGGCGCAGTAGTCGGCAGCAAGGGTGATGATGTAGGCCGGCACGTCGCCGAACCAGTCACGCATCTGTTGCTCCATACGGGCCTTCTGCCAACCACCAGCGCGGAACGCTACCTGTTCGGCCTGGCCCAGGACTGTGCTGCCCTGCTTCTCGAAGCTCGACGACGCCCACATGACCCGGATGTCTGCATCCAGTAGATGGGCATGGTCTTCGTTGTGAATACTGCCGGTGGTGGCGAGGATCTCTCGCTGTACCCACTCCCACAGTTCGGGAGCAGGCTTGAGGATAAGGACCGGAGATTCGAGCAGGTCAGCCGGCGGCATCTGTCTGCTCATGTTCACTCCCGCACTACGAAAATGCGCTCGGCAAGTTGTGGCGCGAGGCAAAATTACTAGCTGAATTTTAGATATGCCGATATCCCGGCCACTATTACGCCTACCATTACGCCTACCGCAACCTGCATTGTGTGTGATGCAATCCATGCAAGACATGTTCTCCAGAATGACTTCTTCTGACTGCTTTTCTGACCGGCAGCCTCGCAATCTTCCGCTGTAACCTCGCCCAGGCGACGACCACGAAGCAATTGCTCTCCATCCGTTTTACAGCGCTTGAGATTGACGTCATCGGTGTCTTCAAGATCAAACATGGCCATGGGATGCCCTCCACACGGCAGTTGCAATCTTGGAAATGCGGTAATTCGGCGGCTCCGTATGAGTAGCGTTTTCCGCAGCAAGCGTCCCGCCTTTTCCTTTCACAGCCACCCTAGTGGACTCGAAAGCACAATCACGCAGGTCTATGTCTGAATCAGTAGAGTGAATGCCAATGTCAAGCCCATAAAACGTGCCACCGTTCACATTCAACTCAACAAATCCATCAACAATTACGGCAGCCTTCATTACACAAACCTCCTTAGTGATTTGAGCAACTATACGCCATCAAACGGTGGTGAAACTTGGCTCAGGATATGGTCGAAAACAAATGGCCGCGCGGGCAACTGCTTACAGGAAGATGCCCAGCTTGAGGATCACACCGTACAAGGTGGGCACATGGCCCCTCATGGCCAGGACGAACGATCCGAATGCGTCGATGGGCACCAGGTAGAAGGCGACGGCCAGCAATGGGTAATCCATGGTGCGTATACGGCGCAGGTAGTCGTACGCAGTCAGGGCCACCAATACGCACAGAAGCGCATCGAATACCCCCAGCGCCGAAACAAGAACACTATTCATGTCAGGCACATCGCGCCTTCGGAAAAGACCCTATGAATGCCTAAATGGCTGGGATGATGTTCATCGCGGTCATGCCAAGCAGAAGGCCTCCGGCTTCTGGGTCAATGCCACCTCAATCCTCCGCGCCACGTTTTCGAATGCGCCAAATCGTGGCGCGAATTACTGCTTGCGGCGCTCGACACCACCCGGCGCTTTATTACAGTGCAGGCAGTGCTCGCAGTTCAGCGTCCGGCATAACCAGACCTTCACCCGCTGCCAGTAAGTGACCATGAAGATGTGCCGGGCACCGGCCAGGGCCAGGGCGACATGAAGCGTCAGGCCTGCCGTAGTCGGGCCGAAGAAGATGTTCTGGTTGCGCACCGAGACAACGAACCCGGTGATGGCGATCGTGGTGTAGATCAGCTTACCGAGGATGCCGTCCCTCACCTTCCCGCTCAGCACGCACCAGGCCGCCCACAACGCGATAAGGCCGCAGGCGATGGAGTTGATCAGTTCAAGATTCATGGTGGATTGCCTCCCCCGAACCGCTGGCGAATAAGCGCCCAGAGGTCAGCGGCTTTGATGGCTCGGTTGATTGCTGCAAGGAGCGAACCGCCGAACGTGCCCAGGAGAAAGCCAATGCCGGCGACGATCTTCGGCTCAGTGACATTCAGGTAAGTGCTCACCATGCTCGTCAAATACAGTGAGCAGGCCACACCGGTGATCAAGAACACCATCCAAGCTCGCCAGTCGGACAAGTCATCCTTGTGCCACCAGCTTGCAACAACGGCCCCAATCAGGCCCGCAATCAACAATTCGAACCTGTCGATCTTGTCGAGCAGGCGCTGTAAATACTCCATGCGCTCGACTCCGTGGGGCATGTTTGGGAATTGAATCGGCTCACACAGCACTCCCAGCTCGGAGCAATGGGTGTGGTGGGGCCGAAAACGAAAAGGCCTCGATCAATGCCGAGGCCTCAATAGGCCCTCAATGAGAACCTTTGAATTGGTTGCGAGGGATGGATTCGAACCATCGACCTTCGGGATATGAGCCCGACGAGCTGACCGCTGCTCTACCACGCAAAAA